GTCGCCATCGTTGCGACCCACGGAGGATACGAGGAGGTCTGCATCGTGGGCTGGCTGGGCGTCGATATGGAATCCGTTTGTGCCGAATGAGCCGGTGTAGGCTTTTGGTTTTAAGCCGCCATAGTCGTTTGATTCCGTAAACGAGGTGTGGTCTAGTGCGCTACCCTCGATGCCGTATATGTCTGCAAGGTATCCACTGAACTTGTAGCTATTGTTTCCGCTCCATCGCCCGAAATAAACATTGCCCCACGCCGCGTATGAATCTGTTCTAGTTAAGGTTTGTGAAGTCCCGTTAACGTAAAGTGTTATTGTGCCAGCATTGCACGAGATACAAATATGATACCAACTTGCTGTATCCCTAAAAGCAGCGGAAGAAATGCTGTAAGGAGAGGAGCCGTCCCATAGTGAAATTTTGTCATTAGCGTCAAAGTTAATTCCATCATCCCCACCCCAGCTAAAGAAGTATTGCAGCGATGACAGCTTGGAACGCTTAACCCACATCGAAACAGTCCACGTTGTGTTGGTGCTTCCAGTTGCTTTGTATAGGTCATCGGTCGCATTAAACCGCAGTGAGCGGGTGACAGGGTCTTCGGCTGGGGTTGAGTCAGCCGCTGCGCTTCCTGCTGGCAATATGAGGTTAGCTCCCATTCGATTAGCTCACGTTCAGTTGACGGCCCACTTCGAGTAGGTTTGTGCCGTCTCCTCGGAATACGAGAATGTCTTTCGCACTGGCAGTTGTAGTCAGCGTAGGAGCCGTTCCCCCAGCCCATTTAAACACTGCATCCCAAGCTGCGGTGCGACTTCCCGTGCCATCTTGAATAATTGTGATTGAGTAAAACCCACCGTCCTGAATGCTGGTAGGTGCATCAAAGGTGGTGTTATTTGTGAGGGTTAGCTGGCAGACTTGATTAGTGCTTAAATCCCAATCCTGCGTAGCATCAAAAGTTAGCGTAGTGCTGTTGAAGTTTTGGGCGGCAGACCATTCCGTTGATACATCAGTTTTGCTGGTGTCGGCATCGTAAGCTTGAACACCTCCAGCAGTGTCGAAGGCTTTTTCTGCTGCTGCGCCTAGCCCTAAATTGGTGCGGGCCGTGGATGCGTCACTGGCGTTTGTTCCGCCATTAGCAATAGCTACTGTACCGCTCAACTGAGCTACACCGATTATTTTGTTGGTCAGTGTTTGGGTGGCAGATGCGCCAACGATCTCCTGATCAGAGCCAGCAGGAAGCGTGAGCGTGTTGGTTACAGTGGCCGAATGCGGTTGGGCAATAATAGTCTGCCCGTGACTGTTTGATTCGCAGTTCAGCTTAATTGCCCCAGCGTTGGTATTGCCCTTAAACACCGTTGCACCTGTGCCATCTGGAGCAATTACGATGTTGCCGTTGGCAGTGCTAGTGTTTACTTCGTTAGCACCAACATCTAAATTGCCACCTAGCTGCGGTGTGGCGTCTTCGGATACGTTAGCAATCTTCCCGTTCCACGTTGATGCGCTGGCTATATTGCCGTCCGGTAGGTTGCCTGTTACGTCAGCAGTTAAATCAATTTGAGCTAGAGTAATCTCCTGACCGCTCAGAGTTAAATAGTCCGGTGTTCCTGCTAGGGTTACAGGGGTTGAGTTGTCTGTTCCAGCAGCATCAGCAGTGCTAGTAAAAGTAATCTTATCTCCATCCCTAGCAATAGTAAGGCCAGTGCCAGCCTCTAGAACTATGTCATCTGTGGCTGAGTCGCTACCAGTTAGTCTAATCTTTTCCTCGTCAGTGTTATCACCATCAACAGCCGACACACCGTAAGTGGTGTTAGCGTCAGTGGTCATGTCATCCACAACAAAGTTTAACTTACCAGCCGTATCATCGTAGGTAACAGTGCATCGAGTCTCAGTGCCACCGTCAACCATTGCGCCAACGATGTCCTCAACTGTTTCGGTAAGCAGGTTAATAGTTACTGCACCGCTCGTACCTCCGCCGTCTAGATTAGTGCCAGCAGCAACAGCAGTAATGTCGCCACTACCTCCACCACCGCCACCAAGGCTCTGACCTAATTGACTTTGACTCATACTATCACCCCCGTAAACCAGCAGTCTGCTGAAGATTTTGTTAAAGTTGTGTTTGTAGAAGAGAAGGCAACATATACGCCGCTTGTAAATCTAAGCCCCCTAACAGGAACCTCTAGGAAAAAGTTGTCTCCAGCCTTTACATATATCGGATGGATTGATGGCGCAGTACCGTCACTTACAGCACTAGCACTATCGAACACCATAACGTACTGGTCGGAAGATGCCTTACAAGAACCGAAAAGCCCCAGCAGGGAACACCCGCTAAGACTAACCTGCAATTCATCATCCCAAGTTGTGTTGCTTACTACCTCGCCTATGTCGGCAATATCTTTTCTAGCCATTAGTCACTCCACGCTTTTTTAATTTGTTTCTTGCTGTAGTCGGACTTCCATCTCCCACCCTTGCATTCTTGATCGTAGTAACCCTTGAGAACACCGTCTTTCATGTTCGTAGGGTTGGAAGCGTTTCCTGTAAAAGACATTGCCTGTGGCTCCTTCACTCTTGAGTATCCAGCAGGGCATCGGTCTTTGTCCTTGGCGAGTCGTATCTCTTCTATCCTCTCGCCCTTATCATTTTCATAAACATATATCGGCATCTTACACCAATCTGTAAAGCGGAGGGAGCAGGGCTTTTTACTTCCCCACCCCCTCCATTGTTATTGTTTAGGCATACGCGCTCTTAGAACGCAACACCACGAACCAGTTCTCATTAAGAACCTTAGCGGTGTAGTATGCTTTCCAGCCAATCGTGGTGGTCTGGTTGAGTGGATCGCTCTTGTCAGGAGTGTCAGTAATGACAATCGAAGGCGACTTAGGTGACTCACCGGATAAGGCAGGTACACCAAACGCCTGACCACCCATCACGAAGGAGGTGAAGATGTCACCAGAGGCACTGTAAGTACCCTTGGCTCCACCGGACGCCTCAATGAATGGGTTGGTATCTTCGATGACTTTAACTCCGTGGAAGGAGCCGACCTCACCCTTGAACAATCCTTGGACTGCGCTGTACTTGTGAGCTTCCAGCCAATCAGTGTTGTTCATCAGATCACGAGTCACTTGCGGGGAAGCAACCATAACGTACTGACCGCCAATCTGCGGGGCACGGTTGATCTTCAGTTGAGTCACGCTGTCCAACAGGTCAGTTGCACCAATTTTAGTATTGGGAACCGTGTCGGCAGCTAACTCAGCCCAAGTAGGAGTAGCATCACCACCAGAGTAACGCTTGGTACGGCTGTCGCTCTCGTCGCTGTCGGTCTTGTTCACCAACTCGTCACGGATAAGGTCATCCATGTAGAGGGCAGCATCTTCGCCATTAGTCTTAATAGCTTGCTGCATGATGTTCAGGAGCGAGGTAGCGTTGAGAACGTCAGTCACGCCGATCACCTGACCGATTTGGTTCAAGGTGGCATCGACGTAGCCGAGCGATAACTCACGGTAGTTGCTGCTGCTAACGGCAGTACCCTCAGTCAAGTCCTGCACACTGGCAGTAGAAGGCTCACCGAAACGGAAGAACCGAATGGATTGAGCCCCCGCGTTCTTGGGGAGTGCTGCGGTTTGAGCGAACTCAGCCTTGCGTAAAGACTGAACGGCGTAGTCTAGCAGTTGCTTGCTAAAGTACGTTTGGTATTGATCCGCCATTGTGGACGGATTCGATGTGCTTTGAATAGCCATTGTTTATGCAATAAGTTAATCCATTAGTAGCCTCCTCCTGCATCTACTTCCGCAGCGCGGCGTTCGAGTTCCGCAAACTGCTCTTCCGGTGTCAGTTCGTTAAATGAACGATCACCAGTTGGGGCAGACGGGTCAGAGCCTCCAATGGAGAGTTTTGATTTTAGACCAGCATTCTCTTCAGTGAGAGTGTTGATCTGTTCTTGAAGCGAGGTAGCTGATTCTGCTTTCTGCATATTGGCAACAATATCTGCCGCATCTATAATGCCTCCTGAATAAGTTGCTAAGACAGGCCGCTCTTGGAGTATTTGATTAACAGCTTTCCTGAAAGACGAATCTCCATCTTTTAATTCAGGGTAGGATTTAGCAGCTTCGTTGAAATTAGCAGACCATTCTTCTTTGAATTGCCCTTCATTTCTAGAAACCTTATGATCCTGAGCCATACCTCTGACCTCTTCGGCTTGCTCTCTAGCCTTCTCAGCTAAACGCATTTCACCTTCAAGCTCAAAGTTTCTGGCTGCTGCTTCATAGTCCTCCGCAGAGTTGCCGTCCGAATCAACAAATTCCTCTGGCTTGCCTCGGTCATTAAGCGATTGCCTGACTTCCTCAAGCTCCTGCCTTTGCCGTGCAATTTCAGATTTTTCGTCATTCAGTTTGCGCCAAGAATCGTTAAGCCGTTTTTCAGACTTAGTAGACTTGCTATCTGCTTCACTTTTCAAAGAACTGTCAGGCACTTCTGGAGGCCCAGCTTCTTTTTGCGGTTCAGGTTCGGCAGGTTTCTCCGGTTCCGCTGGCTTCGGCTCAGGTGCTTCAGCTTTAGGTTTCTCCGGTTCGGGCTGACTTTGTTCGTTCCGCCTCTGCTCGATATCAGCAGTGGGAACTTCAGCAGGGTGCGACCCCTCATCATAACCCGATAACCTGTCCTGTTCCGCAGCCATTTGCTGTAGCTGCTCCAATGTTACGCCCTCTGTTTCTTCACTCATTTTTTATCTTTGTGCATTTTTTCAGATAAGCTCGCACGTTGCCTACCTGTAGTGTGTCTTATAGTTTCGCCTAGGCCCGACACCAGCTTCGGCGTATTCGGGATGTCTTTACGTTTCGAGGTCGCTTGGCTCATCCCCTTCCAAGTCCTCGTAAAGTTCTTTGTTGGCAAGTGACTCTATCGCACTCACACAACCCTTAAAACCATTAGCAAACCCTGCGCTGAAAACAAGGTCTTTTTTATCCTCTAAGCAATAAGACTGATTTCTTATCACCATATTCGCAAGTGTTTTGGAAAACTTCTGCCCTGTATCACTCTCTAGGAATAATAGTAGTTTGACGGAATCTTCCTCTTTCCACTCCGGTTCGGTTGTCCATTGTACCTCTCTGGCGAACAGTAGCATCGCCCTTATCTTTCTAAACATATCTTACTTCCTTTTCTTAGGTTATCTCTTTTCCACATTGGCTTTAGGTTGCTGAAGTGCCAACAAGCTTCAAACTCTTTTTTATTCGATTGGTCGTGGGCGCATACTGGGATGTGGTGGTCAATGTGCCAGTGAGTGCCATAGTTCTTCCAGCTCATTCCTCTCTTAAATTGAACTTCAAGGTGCTTCAGGAAATGCTCCCTACTACATCCTAGTGTCTTTTCAGCTAACTTGCTCTTACCTTTTATTAACCTGCTTATTCTGCTTCTAAGGTTTGCTATAATTCTTAGGGCAGGGTTGCTAAGGAAAGCCTCTTTTCTTTTTTGGCTTATTATTTCTTTATACTTACTTTTGTAAGCCTTCTGCTGTGCTCTTATCTTTTTTCTGTTTTTCTTGTAATATTCTCTGCCTCTCTCATTATGCTCTTTTTTATTCTCCTCGTAATACTCCTTATACCACGCAGCTATCTTTTTCTTGTTTTTCTTTGCGTAGGCTTTTCTGGTTTCAGGGTAGTTATTTTCTCTACTGTTGTTGGATTTGTTCGGCATCAGGAGCCCCCATTACCTGAGCCTGACGATCCATAGCCAATGATTCAGCAGACTCAGCGAGTTGTTTTCGTAGCTGTCTTGCTGCATTGGTATCAACCTGCTCGTATGCATCAAGTAGCTGGCTTATCCTTTGAACGACTAGTTGTTGGGTTGTTTGAGATATGGCATCATTATCAGCCATCTTATTGTCTAAGTAACCTACAAGTGTGGCGATCCGAACTTCAAATTCCTCGTCACCACGCACCGGAACTGGCATACCCACCTCCATAATTCCGATGTTGTTAGCTTCCTCAAGAGATTCTGTTTGCTGCTTGAACTGCGGATCAATGTACATCCTGCGAACCAAAGACGGATCGTCCAGTTCCAGTATCGAGCGATCCAACTCAGCTTGGTTGATATAGGGTGAGCCAGCGAATAACTGCTTGCGCCCCATAGCTTGCTGTAATTTGAGCCCTCGGTTCTGGCTGTCAGGCCCACCTTTAGGTTCTATCACATACTCACCGAAGAATGCGTCAGGTTCCAGTTGCCCGTTATCTTCACGGTATCGGAACTCCAAATCTTCCTTCTTGTACTGTAAGTATAGCGACCAAGACTGACGGTATAGAGAGCCAAGCGACAGGCGGAACACGCGAGCCCGTAAGTCATTGGACTCTGCCATAAGCCCACTAATAGCATTGATCTCTGTGGCAGTTCGTCGATCTCCTTTACTGCTCATCGAGTTAACACCAAAGTCAGGCATACCGATCCGCTGCTCTGCAATGAACCGAGTAGTCTCAATCTCCTGATCGAAGCTGATAGGAGGCTGGGCCATCTGCACTGGTGCTAATCCAACTGGTAGAATTTGGGCTGGGGAAAGGCGAATGTTGCTGCTGTTGGGTACATCCCTGTCCGACTTGAACATAGGACGATTGTACAGCGTCATCGCATCGTGCTTGTCATTCCACATCTTACATAGAGATGCTTCAAACGGGGCGATGATTTCGCATACCCCACGAGGAGAGAACCAGCCCTTATCTTTAATCTCATAACTGAAGTCTACAAACGGATACTCTCCGTGATTGTAGTCCAGTTCCATTGAAGAGCGTATGTCCATTTCAGGAATCTCAGGGCAGAATGTTTCTACTATCACCTTGCCTTCGCTCTTGTGGTACACCTCCCAAAGGATAATGCGGCTCATATCTGAGGAGTAGTTGATTCCTTCTCGTCGATAGGTTGTGACCTCCTTCTCCGCGCTATTGCCAGCTTTATGCCTCTTGGATTGTACAAGTTCCACATCCACGCCTGAGTATTTCGGGTCGTTCTCGAAAGCCTCGACACTCATCTGCATGATGTGAACTACCCTCTCGGAGTCTTGAAGATTCTTGGTGCGGTCTGGCACTACGATCATCATAGGGTCAATCGAATCGTACCTGACCTGCTTCTTGTCTGAGTCCCAATAAACCTTAATTGCAGATCGTCCCGTCATTAGTCCGTGGTCAATCCATGTAAGGCACTCAGTTAGGAAATTAGTTTTCTCTTTGGTCTGGTAATCAAACCACCGCTCGGCTGTTACAGTCATGCCGTTGTCCTGCTGGCGCATAGGAACGAACGAGGCAATCGTATCCATACCCACAACCTGCATATAGTAGAACGGCTTCAGTCTCTCGATAACTGAGTCGGCTAAGGGGAAGTGCAAGTCACTGGCGTTACGCCAAGGTTTGTTCTTACGGCGCAGACCATTGTGGCGCATCTCATACCACAGCTTTTGTCGTGTCTCCCAGCGGGAGCGGTCTTGTATGTCTACAGTGATCGCGTCACTTAGTTCCTGTCTATCAATCATCTTGTTTCCTTAGTTGGTACTCTAAATCGTTTACTGAGTGAAGTGCTTCCTTGGCCCAACGCTTCACAGCCTCCCCTGATCCTTTAACAGATTCAAACTCAGGCATCTCTGTTAGACGCTTAACATTGCCCTCTGGCAACCTAGTAGTTGGTAGCGGTCTGAGGCTACTGCAACTGGTCGTTAATATGATCAGCAGTATGCTTATGCACTTTAGCGGCATCTTGTTCCTTTATTTCCTTTTTAGTAGCTGCCCTGTTATTAAGCCACCACAGCCAGATTGATAACCCAGCCCCAGCTATGCCTAAGATTCCTTCTATGTATCCCATCGTTAGAGTACGGTGCTTTGTTTCAAGGGCTCCCAGAGAGAGGTGCGAGCCGTTACGGAATCTCTCCGCACACCATACGCACCGCACTGTAGGAATTACTATTAGCATAAACGGAAAGATTCAAGTTTCTTATGTATCGGATATTTCGAATCGGAGAAAACCCCTGTCTGTAAGAAACTCATTTTATCCTTTCTCCACTTTCTCCGAGGTTCTCCAAAATACTCACACTAGAATATAATAGAATAGATTAGAGTAAATTACATTATATTATCCTCTATAGT